GAGAAGACTCGTTGCTGCACGACCAAGGCCACCAATCATGTGGGTCAAACCAAAGCCATAGAAACCTAGACCTGGCATGAATTTGTAGTGAACAAAGTATTGAATCTTTTGTTTGTACGGGTCACCTTCCATATAGTTTCGACGGATAGAAAAAATCTTAGAACTATCCCGATCCAGTGTTACAATGTAAGGTAATTTAATTCCTGTAGGCTCATCGTTTTCATCGACATCTTCAAAACCTTCAATGTCCATTTCAACATGCATCTCAAGTACAGTACGAACTTCATCGGTATAAGACTTAGATGTACCCTGTAATTCATCCACCTTTTGACGAACTGGGTTCTCTTCATCATCTCCTGTCGATGAAAGCTCCACTTCCCTATACATCCCCATGACTTGCTGCTTGCGCAAATCATTATCTGACATCTTGAGAATATGCGTGATCCGAGGTGTTGTAGCCAAATCACTAGCTGAGTACGGAACAACAACATCCTGTGCAGGGATAAACTTAGCAACAGGGCGGTTGCGAACTGTATCGTAATATACCTTCTTGAATGTAGAACCAGACAACGGGAGGTAGAATAGTAATTGATCCATATCAGGATCGAACTCTTCCATCTCTTCCATAATCAAATAGTTCATATAATCTTTGACACGTTTGGCTTGAGATTCAGTTTCTTGATTCTGTAAACCAACAATCCTTGTTTTTACAGGACCGCCAGAAGGGAGCAGCTCCTTGTAAGCCTGCGCTTGAAACTGTGTTACACTCTCACTAATCAAAGGATGTGTTACACCACTAGCACCTTGAAACGGTTGTGATCTCTCAATCGTCTTGACGCCCAACAAATCAAGACCCTTGGTGTAAGTCTCTTCCCACTCGTCTCTTGACTCCGTGTCCTCTTCAAACGAAGATAGTAGGTCACTAGCAATGTCACTCATGTCACTTTCTTCGAGAAACTCAGCAAGGTTGGCATCAAATGGAATCGGCTCCTCCGCCATCTCACCAATCAAAGCTTCTGCCAAAGCTTGAACGATTGCTCCACCCTCACCATCTGGTATGACTTCGGCTCCGTTCTCAAACATTTCTACTTGTGCCACAGGAACTTCAACCGACATCTCGTCAGCCACCATATCCTCGGGTCTGATTCCTGAATCTATCAGAGGTGGTAAGGCCATCAGTAATACTCCTTAATACGGGGAACTTCCATCTGTTCCTCGTGTTCGTTTTGCAGAGATATGAAACCACCCTGCCTAAATCGCATCAACGCTAATGTCATACTATCACAAAAGTCATCATGATCGCCATTAGGAAATGAAACTACTTCTTCTATAACTTCGTCAGCAAATTTTTTGTCTACTGGTGCCCATACTACACCAGCTTCGAACAATGGCGCAACCATGTGCATTCGAGTTACCTTATCCTTTCCTTTGCCAGGGGAAAACCCTAACGCCGGAATCCCGCGTAATCGCAGCTCGTCAATCAGTGGCGTACCAGTGGCTTTCGCCTCCACAAGTACCATGTCTGGCTCCCAATACTCGTGTTCCTCATACGCAACCTCCTTGAGTTCAGGGAAATTCCACCTTCCACGCCGTGCATCCATCAATATAATCTGTTCGGTGCCACCTTCCTCCGGGAAAAAGATGCCCCATGTTGTAATTGCACTGTAATCCGCTGTTTCTTTCTTGGAAAACGCCGTGTCATACGCCTGAATGATGTAATTCACAGGCGGAATCTTCTCTTTTTCCCACGGTTGCCACCACTCCCGCTTAACTATAGCCGATTCGGACGTAGTTGGCGTTTGTTGCCACTGTGCATTCCATTTTCCTACAGGTAACGACGCTTTAATCGACAATAATGCGTCTTTTTCCCAGAACTCAGGCCATAACGGGGCATCTGATGGCAGAATTGCAGGAAATTCTACCACTTCCCACTGATCCGCCATGACATCACTGCCCTGATTGTTGATCAAACGCCCTGTCAAGTCTTTTTTACCCCATCGAGTCA